CAGCTACAGGTACAGTATCAGATATTGCTACAGCTATCAGAGCAGCAAACATCACAGGTGTAACTGCTCAAGCACTAGGCAACAGACTTTATATCTATGCTGACGGATACACTTCAGACACAGAAGACAGTACATGGGGTCAAGGCGGATTAGTTATTGCTAACCAAACAGGCACTCCACTGACCACTCTAGTTATTACTGCTGGAAAATACCTCAGCCCAAGACTACAACAAACTCCCCACACTTCAGTTCCAGCATATAAAATTTCAGATTTAACTGACACAGTTGGTGGCGCACCAAGCGGTTCTGTATGGATCAAAACCACAGAACCCAACAACGGTGCTCGCTGGAGAGCCAAACAGTGGAGTTCGGCTACATTATCTTGGGTAAGTTTTGAAGCTCCCATCTATGCAACCACAGCAGCAGCTCTGTACTTTTTAGATCGCAGTGGTGGCGGTGCAAACATTGCCGAAGACGCACTATTTGTACAAAGTAACGCTACTGAAACAGCTGGATTTGATGCATCACCAACAACAGCGGTATTCCGTACATGGTACAGAAATATTGCTATTGGTACTGCTACCAGCATTACTTCAAATATTATTAAGAGCGGGACAATTTCGCCAGGCGCAAAAACAGTTAGTTTAGCAGAATCATTGAAAGGTTCGCTGGCGCTAGATTCTGCAGAAGCTGTATCATTTACTGCGGCAGGCACAGCGTCTGATGCCGACACAATTGCAGCAGCAATTAATGCCAAGGGATTTACTAACATTGTAGCATCAGTGACTGCAGTTAGTTCTACCACAAATAGACTAACTATTTCACATACACTAGGCGGTGATTTTACACTAACTGACACAGTCGGTACTGCCGTTGCAGATATCTTTACAGTATTCAGCTTGAACACACTTGCAGGCACAGAGAATTTTTACGATGCACCTGCAGCAGCAGACTATGATTATTTGGTATCCGGTTGGAAGCCATTGGCAGCCACAGATCCAAGATTTGCAGCAGGTCCTGATGCACCATTAAATGAGCCACTGGATGGACAGTTATGGTTTAACCAAAACTATTCAGAAGTAGATATGATGGTTCACAACGGCAATACTTGGGTAGGGTATAGACATTCTACAGCACCATTTGCTGAGCTCAGCACCAGTGTAAGACCTAACTATGCTCCTATCGTAGCAGCTTCTAATCCTTACAGAAGCGGTACTGCTACTGGTGACTTGTGGATCAGCACAGCTGATATGGAAAATTTCCCAACTATCTATAGATACAATGCTAATTTAACAGACATTGCAGATCTATCACAGCGTTGGGAATTAGTAGACAAGTCAGATCAAACTACAGAAGACGGCGTGCTATTTGCAGATGCTCGCTGGAATACTGCAGGTACATCAACAACAGAGTCTACTATTGCAGATCTATTACAGAGCAACTTCTTAGATCCAGACGCACCAGATCCAGCACTGTATCCAAAAGGTATGTTGCTATGGAATCTACGTCGCTCTGGAGGCAATGTCAAACAGTATGTCAACGGATACATTGACACTACTGCAGACAATCCGAGAACAAGTGCAGGTACACTGGCAGGTAATGCATTTGTCAGCGGCTCTGGACTAAGCATGGAAGCATACTGGACAGATCGTTGGGTTACAGCTTCAGGCAACAACGAAGATGGTTCTGGTACATTTGGTCGCCATGCACAGCGTAAGGTTGTTGTTCAGGCAATGAAGAGTGTAGTTGATACTAGCTCAGAGGCACGTGACGAAGAGCGTCGTAACTTTAACATTATTGCTGCTCCTGGGTATCCAGAACTATTGAGCAATCTTGTTAACTTAAACATTGATCGTGGTGTTACAGCGTTTGTTATCGGTGATACACCATTACGTCTACCAAGCGATGCTACCAGTTTAACCACATGGGGCACCAATGCTAACCTAGTCACAGACAACGGCGATGATGGTATTGTTACCTATGATGAGTACTGTGCTGTTTATTATCCAAACGGATTTACCACAGATTTAAGTGGTGCATCAGCAGTTGTTCCGGCTAGTCATATGTTGTTAAAAACTATTACTCTAAGCGACAATGTAAGTTATCCTTGGTTTGCTCCAGCAGGAACACGTCGTGGTGGTATTACTAATGCCACCGCAGTTGGTTATATTGATGCACTAAGTGGAGAATTCCAAACAGTGGCTCTAAACGAAGGTCAGCGTGATACACTTTATGATCTTAAGGTAAATCCGATTCCATTCTTTAACGGTGTTGGACTGGTTGCATACGGTCAAAAAACTCGTGCAAGAAATGCAAGTGCATTGGATCGTATCAACGTGGCACGTTTGGTTGTGTATCTACGCAGTCAGCTAAACAAACTTGCTCGTCCATACATCTTTGAACCTAACGATAAGATCACCAGAGACGAAATCAAGCAGGCCGTTGAAAGTCTATTGCTTGAATTAGTAGGCTTGAGAGCACTATACGACTTTGCGGTTGTTTGTGATGAAAGCAACAATACTCCATCAAGGATTGATCGTAACGAACTATACGTTGACATTGCGATTGAACCAGTTAAGGCAGTTGAGTTCATTTACATTCCATTGCGTGTCAAGAACACAGGAGAAATTTAAAAATGGCAATTACATCGCTTAACAACCTAGGAATTCCAACTCAAAACACAGCAGGCAGCACGCAGGTGTTGTTGATGCCTAAGTTAAAATATCGCTTTAGGGTAACATTGTTAGGGTTTGGAGTTGCCGCAGCAACTGAACTTACCAAGCAGGTTCAAGAAGTTACTAGACCAAAAGTTTCATTTGAAGAAATGACTCTGGATGTTTATAACTCTAAGGTAAAACTTGCTGGCAAGTACTCACTAGAAAACGTAACTCTAACACTGCGTGATGATGCTAGTGGTCAAGTACAGAAACTAGTCGGGCAACAAATCCAGAAGCAGTACGACTTTATGGAACAGGCTTCAGCACGTTCAGGGATTGACTATAAGTTTACCATGCGTATTGAAGTATTAGACGGCGGTAACGGTACACTGGTTCCAGAAACTTTAGAAACATTTGAACTGTATGGTTGCTTTGTACAAAACGTAGACTACGGTGATGCTAACTATGCTACCAATGAACATATGACCGTTGCACTAACAATGGCCTATGATAACTTGGTACAGTTTGCAGCAGGCGCAGCAGCAACCAGCCCAATCGGCGGTATCGGTGCAGCAGTAGGACGTTCACTTGGAGAGGCAGTAACAGGTGCTTCAACAACACAAGGGTAATTAAACTTGTAATCAAAAAAAGCTCGATTTATTCGGGCTTTTTTTGTGACATAAATATTATTATGGCCAACTATTTTACAAGATTTCTAACCGGCGTTGCAGAGGGAGTGCTCAACCCCAAAGGACAGCAAGCCAATTGGCAACATGCAACTCGACTGTTCATAGACAACAGCATGAGGTTATCGCCTCGAACCAAATTTAACTATTATGTGAGATTTGAGCTAAACAAGTTTGCAATTAGAGCACCGTCCTTTACCAACAATCATGCAGAAGAAATAGGACTGTTAGTTAAAACTGCAGACTTACCCAAATACTCGTTTGACTCTGTGGTTAAGAATCAATACAACAGAAAAAAAATAATTTACAAACAGATCAATTATGATCCAGTGAGTCTTACCTTTCACGACGATGCCGCAGGAGTAATCAATGCCATGTGGGCCATTTACTACGGCTACTATATTGGCGACAGACAAAATCCGTTGGCGGCATATGAAGCCAATCATCTACGCCCAACTAAAACTCCCAAAGATAATTTTAGATACGGCATGGACAACGACATCACTGAGCCGTTCTTTAAAAGTGTCAGTATCTATACAATGAGTCGCAGACGATTCTTAGGTTACACACTAGTCAATCCAAGAATCAAATCATGGAGTCACGGCAGCATGGACTATGCTGCTTCAGAGTTCAATGACAACACTATGAGTCTTGAATATGAAGCAGTGAAATATTCTGCAGGACAGGTTCGCTATAATAATCCCAAGGGGTTTGCCACTTTACACTACGATTCAGTACCAAGCCCTATTACAGTAGCAGGCGGTGGTGTAGCCACACTCACAGGTGACGGCGGAGTACTCGACGGCATTGAACAGATATTCGGCAATGTTGAAAATGGTGTGGCCTTTGACAGCTTTGGCGGGTTCCTAGGCACAGCCATAGGTGCTATCAACACCTACAAAAACGTTAGACAGCTGTCGTCGGCACAGCTAAAATCAGAAGCTATCAATATTCTCAGCAATCCTCGAAACATCAGTGGGGCAATTTCAACTGTGGGCGGAGTTGTAGGCAGTGTGTTTCCAAAAAGTGCGTCTACTGAACCAACTACTACCGGTGTACAACGGAATTTACTAGGAGGTGGCAGCTAAGATGGCAACTAATTTACCGAGTCAACGAATCGAAGACAGTGCCGCCGGTACAAAATTATATTTTGGATCATACGGCGAAGCCGCACTAGAGTTTAATGCCAACGATGTTGCCTACACACAGGCCTTTTTTGAATCTAAAGGTTTTGACGGTGACGCAGCCACAACAGTGAGCATGACCTTGCTACGGCAGGCAAAGATAGACGGCACACCTATCGGTCAGATTCTAGACAGTCTACAGTCATTCACTGGATCACAACTTAGTCAAGTGGTCAGTGAAATTCTCAACAACAATCGCGTGCCCACTTCTATACTGGGATACAAAACCACAGACGTAAAACCCAACCAAATAAGAAACATCTCTGCCTAACTATGAAATTTGCACAAGGTAGATTTGAAATGAAAAATCCTGCCAAGTATGTGGGGAAGAAAATGCCGCTGGCTCGAAGCTCGTGGGAATTTGTTTTCATGCGTATGTTAGACGAACATCCCGGTGTGCAGAGTTGGGCCAGTGAAAGTATACAGATTCCCTATCGTGATCCCCTAACTGGCAAAAGCACAATCTACGTACCAGATTTTTTTGTAGTATACGTAGACAAGAATCAAAGCAAACACGCAGAAGTTGTAGAAGTAAAACCACTGAGTCAAACCAGATTAGAGAGTGTGGGCAAGAGTCAGTACAATCAACAACAATATGTAAAAAATATGGCAAAATGGGAAGCTGCTGGCGCATGGTGTAAGCAGCAGGGCATTAAATTTCGCATAGTAAATGAAGGCGATATTTTCCACCAAGGCGGCAAACGGAAATAAGTACAGTATGACTAAAAAACTAGAAGAACTGTTTAATTTAGACACCGCTGAAATAACAGAGCCTGCCCCCGAACCTGTAAAAGTACCTGTGCATCAGGAAGTTCGCAGTATTGACGATCAGTACCGTGCAGTTCAAGAAATTACACGCGGTCTGCCACAGATCAAAGAACTAGATGAGTTAGACGATCGAGAACTAGATCATTTGGCCACTAAAGCTGAACAGGCCTATGACGATCTAATGGACCTAGGCATGAATGTTGAAGTTCGCTACAGCGGCCGCATTTTTGAAGTAGCCAGCTCTATGATGGGCAACGCTATCGCAGCTAAAACAGCTAAAATTGACAAAAAACTCAAAGCAGTTGATCTACAACTTAAGAAGTTAAAAATTGACAAAGATTCCAATGATGACCCCAACGATGTTATCAACGGGCAGGGTTACGTAATTACTGATCGTAATGAGCTACTTAAAAAATTAGGGCAAAAGGACTAAATATTACTATGAAAACTTTTAAAGAATATCTTACCGAAAGCAAAAAAGTCTATAGCTTTAAGGTAAAAGTTGCTGGCGAACTTCCTGAAAAATTTCAAGAAGGACTAACCACACGATTAGGCCGATGTGGCGTAATGAGTGTTAAAAAACTGGCCACAA